GCTTTGACAAATCCTTTTGGTTCAAATATTGATATTGATGATAATAGATATATTCAGTATAAGGCAACATGGACTACGACAGCTACGGCAAAAGATTATGTAACTATAGATGATATTAAGATAAATTTTGATGATGTTGAAAGTACAAGTTTAGCTTTGGCTAAGGATTATACTGATGCTTATCATCCGGATCTTTCTGCTGGAGATATTTTACATAACCAAAGTGATGGGCTAACGTCGCTTGTAGGAACTTCATACGTTAAAGTTAAAGAATTTACAATTATAAAAGATGGAACATATCGTATTAAGTTTTCACTTACAGGAGCTGATGGATATGGTAGGATTTATCGTAATGGTGTGGCAGTAGGAACAGAGAGAAATGTATCAACTTCTCCTGCTTATACAGAATATAGCGAAGATATAAGCGGATGGTCAGAAGGGGATTTATGTCAATTATATGTTCACGATACTGCTGGAAATGGGTGTATTTCAAAGAATTTCAGAATATATAGTGATATATCAGAATTAAGATATGGTGTCTCAAAATTTAATACAGCTATTGAAGGTTCTACATCGCCATTAACTGCATCACAACTTACAGCAGTTTTAGAAGGTCTTGGATTTTTATAACAAAGGAGAAAGCATGAAAAAGTATTTATTTATAATTTTAGCGTTAATGATAGCTGTTCCGGTATTAGGAGCAAATCAATGGGATAAATTAGAAATTAAATCAGCGACGGAGATAAACAACTATGATGTTGTCATTCCAACAAACAATGAGGCGCTTGATAGGCTCTTAACGAATTATCGGCAAGGCGTTAAGATTATTTATAGTAGCGCAAGTGCTATCAAAGTTGAAGATGGGGAAATTGTATGTAGCAATTCCGGTGGAACGATAAGACGTTTTAGAAAGAATACTACGGCAACAACTACGGTTGATTGGGATGATATTGATACAGGATCAGAGGCGGCAGATACGACGTATTACGTTTATGCGGTTGCTGATACTGATATTACAGGGTTCACGTTTAAGATTTCAGAGAGTGCAACTTCTCCCGACGGTGCTACATATTTCAAAAAGATAGCTACTTTTTATAATGATGATGATTCTGATATTACTTATGATGACATAGTTAATTATCAATTAGAAGAAAAGTCATTTGGAGATTGGGAAACTAAAAGCGCTAATACTACATATCAAGCCACAACAGATGGATTTGTTGTTGCGGTTAGATCAGCAAATGGGAGTAGTTCTTTTAATGTTTTAACAGATTCAGCAACGCCTCCAACAGAAGTAAGAGGTAGTCATGGAGATAGCGGGGATGATGCAGATGATAGTAAAGGTTCATCCTCTTCGCCAGTAAGGGCAGGAGATTATTATAAAGTAACATATTCAGGTGGAGCGCCAACGGTTTATTGGGTTCCACATAATTAAAAAGGAGAAGGTGAAATGAAAAAATTTATCGTAATAGCATTTTTATTTTTGTCATTAATTTGTGTTGAGGCTAACGCTGAGGTTTTCGTACTTATCAATTCTTCTACGCTTGATATTCAAGATATAAGCGTTAGGGATGATGCAGTTGTTGAGGAAGGATTTGAAAAGGTTATCCTTAAAGGTTCTATTTCTGATTATGCTTTAGATGAAAAAGCACAGAATTATAAGTTTATCGACGGGAAATTCATTTATAATTCAGAAAAGATAAATGCTGAATATCAAGCTAAGGAAGATGCAAAAAAAGTAAAAGAAGATATGGTTTTGATTGAAAAGAAAATGAAAGAATTAGCGTATGATGCACTTGAAGCTGATGGCGTGAAAATGAAAAAAATTACAAAAGATATGCTTAAATAGTTCTTTTACTATGAAAGGTGTTTTGATGGAAAGATTCAGTAGGACACAATTTAAGGTTTTCGATCCTATTATCATGTCTAATTTTATTGATATGGTGAATCCTTTCTTTTTTAGTAAGAAAGCGTCCGATATGTTTTTCCATTACAAGGCGATGTTCTTGAACATAGCCATATTTACAGCATCCCGGATGAGAAGGGATAAGTATTTTAATATATCCTTGACCAGTACCAATTCTCCCGGTTTTGAAATTACACGCATCTTTTCCTTTTGGCATTGGGTTCTTTTTCAAATACTTTTTTCTTCCAATGCTTATATTGACTTTTGCTTGTGGTGTTTTAGGCTTATTTATCAAAGATTTACTAATTTTATTTTTATGATATTCAGAAAGTGGCTTTCCTTTTTGTGTATTATGATAACACTTAGAAGAGCAATATTTTCTTATATGTTTTTCACATTTAAAAACATAGAAAGATTTTCCACAGATACAACATTTATTAACAAGTTTTTTAGGTTTATATTGCATATAAATATTATAGGAGAAATTGCATGATAGTCAATAAAAATTATAAATTTAAAAAACTCAAAAAGGAAGATTTGAAATGATAGCTGAGGTAACAGTAAAAAAGAATATTATTCCGGCTCCTGTTAAGCCAATGAACAACAGATTAAAAGAATTAATTGTTGACTTTGAGGCTATAATCAGAAATGCAAATACTGCTATTGATGCAGATGATATGCCAGTAAGACATATATTTGCAGAAGGGCTTTACATTAGAGAAATTTTTATGGCAAAAAATATGGTTATTGTAGGAAAACTACATAGACATTCTTATTATAGCATGATGATCTCAGGCGATATTTCTTGTTTGACAGAGAACGGAATAAAACGAATGACCGGATCTAATCAAAGTATTGCTCCCCCGCTAGTAAAAAGATTTGGATATACGCATGAAGATACTATATGGCAAACAGTACATCCTAATCCTGATAATATTACAGATATAGATGAACTTGAGAAAATGTTTATTATTGAAGAGCCTATTCCTGTTTCTACTGGCAGAAACAACGAATATTTAAGTCTTTTCTTACATAAAGTGTTTCTTGATAAATATAATCCTTTAAAATTTAGAGCATTGACGAAAGAAATATACGACCATGAAAAGGTTGGACATTGGAGTGATTGGACAGAAGAACAGCAAGAGCTTTATATGAGTGGTGATTGGGAGGCATTTTCAGTAAGTCGTGGATATAGTGCAGAGGAAATTGAAGCATTAAGACAATGGATAGAAATGAAAGAATTTGCAGAAGAACATGGGCTTGAACCGCTTGAAGATGTAAGGGATTTGTCAATTAAGGCTTATGAAAGAAATTTATCTAATGATAAAAATGGGGAGATATTACTTTCTTCTCATATACCTACGAGTAAAAAGATACCGTACAAAAGGAGGGCAATTTGTCATCAGCAATAACAGCAGCAGTTATAACCGCCGGAGCAGGAGTATATTCTGCTAGTCAGGCAGGGAAAGCATCTTCTAGGGTTGGAGGACAATACCCTGATTATGTTGAGGATGAGAATTTTAACGAATCTCAAGAAAGACTTAGCGGATTAGGTGAGAATATTCTTGAAGGGGACGTTCCTGATTTCTTTAGTGATATTGGGAAGCCGGGAGGTCAGTCATTCGAGAAATTTCTTAATATGAGTAACGCTGATATTTCAAAGGGAATACTTGAAAGTGCGGCGGCTACTGGAAGAAGTGGTGGTGCTGTTCAGTCAATGACGGCAGAAGCGATTGGGAAAAATGAAACAAGTCTTAGATATAAAGATTATCTTAATTCAGTAGAGGGTAAGAAATGGCTTATGAATATGGGTGTTGATATTACTTCTGGTGTTCGTACGTCAGCATTTGGAAGAGAACAAGGAATAAATAAGTTTGCTATTGGCGAAACAAATTACAATCTTAAAAGAGACCAGTATTTAGATCAATCAGATTTAATGTTAGGGAAAATGGAAGGTGATGCGTGGGGTGATGTAATTGGTTCTATTGCTGGAATTGGTGGAATGATGGGTGGTGGATCAACGCCATCAACAGTAGGTGCTTCAACGGCTCCCGGAGGTTTTCAAAACTTTAATATGTCATCAGGATTAGGAGGAATATAAAATGACAATGAGAAGCGCGGCAAAGATGTCAGCCATTATGAATGGCTTAAAATCAGGGCGTGAAGAGCGTCGTGATATAGCTGAGAAACGAATACAGAATCAGAGAGAAACAGAAGATTACGAATATAAGAAGAAAACCCATAAACTTGACTTAGAGAATAAAAGAAGAACTGGTCAGATTTCTGATATGGAGTTAAAGGTTGAGACAGAAAGACTTGCTCCTTTATTTAAGGCGATTGAAGCTAGGGATAAATTAAAAAGGTCTCAGATTGATGATGCAGAAAAAAATAATACAGAAAAAAGAAAGTTTGGCGAAAACGCATTGGGACAGATTGTTAGAGAAGAAGCACTTATGCGTGCGAATGAAGATGTTGCAAGAATGATTCCTAGCCTTTCTAAAGATAAGAAAACTAAACTTAAAGACACAGATGATTATGCAGTATTTGAAGCAGCGAATAAGATGGCTAAAGATGACCTTTATGGGAAAGGAACACATAGTCAAAAGGTTGAAAAGTATCTTCCTGAAGCTAGAAAACTTTTAGGATTAGGAGAAGTCGAAACAAAAAAATCTAAATCTAAAACAAAATCAGAAACAATAAGAATGAAGGATTCTAATGGAAAAATTTGGAACATCGACGCAGATAAAGTCTCAAACGCAGAAGGACGAGGAGCAACAAGACTTTAGTGATCTTGGGTTTCCTGAAGATAGTGTTTTTGAAAGCGCATATACACGCACAGCTTCTTATGAGGGTGGGTATACTGAGGATATTGGGGGAAAGACTAACTTCGGTATTACTCAAGAATTATTAGATAGTTATAATAAACTAAACGGCTTGCCATACAAAGATGTAACTAATCTCAAACAGGAGAGAGCGAAGGAAATACTTAAAGATGAATTTTGGGAAAAACCTAAACTTAATACTTTAGAACCAGATGTTTCAGAAGTTTTGTTTGATTATGGCGTTCAATCAAGTCCTGAGCGAGCTATTAAGGCTTTTCAAAATATTATAGGAACAAAAGTTGATGGAAAAATAGGAGATAATACACGTAAGAAGCAAGATGAATATATTGAAAAGAATGGAAAGAAACAACTTCTTCAAGAAAGTGTTGACCAAAGAGAAGAATTTATTAAGACAACTCCGGCGTATAAAAATACAGACCAAAAAGATGGGCTAATGGAGAGAATAAGAAAAATAAAAGCTGATTTTGATTTAAGCTCATTGAATCCTTTTGGTAGTGATGCGTATGCGGCTGAAACAGATGATTTTTCAGACTTAGGCACTCCTGAGGAATCCGACTTCTCTGACTTGGGAACACCCGAAGATGATTTCTCTGATTTAGGCACACCAGAAGAAGAACTCCACGTTCCTGAAGACCCAAGAGACAGTTTAAGTTTTTTCCAAAAGGTATTGACAAGCAAAGCATCAGAAAATGTATTTGAAAGTGCATCGCAATCTGCTAGTGCATTAAAAACAGCAGGACAGGCAATAACAAAACTTCCTGCTAATATAGGAATTGCTATATTAAAAGCACATCAAGGAGCAGAGGGGGCAAGTGTAGTAGATAAAGGATGGATAAATAAAACATTAAAAAATGCACAAGAAAATTCAAATGAATTTGTAAAAGATATTTATAAAAAATATAATGATAAACAAGTGATAAAAGGAATACCTATTAAAATAACAGATATTGCTGAATTACCAAGAAATATAGCTTTTTCAGTAGCATCTATGGGCGCAGGGTTAGCGGCAGGAGTTCCTATTTCTTTTATTCCTGTACCCGGAGCCAGAGTTGCCGCATGGACAACAGGAACGGCTGCATCAGGTAAAGTTGCCTACGAGATGTCTACATATGAAATAATGCAAGAATATTTAGAGGCTAAAAATGAAGAAAGCATAGAAAACACAGGTAAGGGCATTACATCTGAAGAAGAGAAGGAATTAAAGACAATATTCGGATATGAAGCCGCTAAATATGGATTATGGGAAGCTGTACCAGAAGCATTAAGTAATTTAGCTTTTGCGAAGATTTTAACTGCGCCTCTTGCTAAAATAGCTGGGAAAAACATTGCAACTCGTATTGTAGCAAAACTTTCAGGTTTATATGGAGAAGAATTGCTGACAGAAACAATTACACAAAAAGGTCAAGCTGGAATTGAAAAAGAAGCAGGATTAAGAGAAAAGGATATAACTTGGGGTCAGGCATTAAAAGAGGTGGCTCCGCAAACCTTTTTATTAACAAGTGTAATGGGTGGTGCTGGCGCAACTGCTATTTCTATTAAAAATAAAGTTATGCCATCGTTGGCAAATGAGCTTAAAAATAAAAAAATTACACCTGAACAAGAACAAATAATTAGACAAGAGTTAGAAGAACATATTAATAAAGTTTTTGAAGAAGCGCAAGAAAGTGGATTTATAAAAGAAGAAATTACTAAAGAAAAGCCTGTTAGCGAAAAAGTGATAGAAGAGCAGAAAAGCGGCTTAGAAGAAAAAGCCCCTGAGAAGCCTGTAGAGGCACAAGCTCAAAAAAAGGTAGAAGTAGTCGTAACACCTGAGAAAGTCGCACAGGAGGCGAAAGAAGCCACAGGAGATGGCAGTCTGATTGAAGAAGCTAAAAAATATAAGAGTGCTGAGGAGTTTGTGAAAAGCCAGACACTTGTTGTTGCTAACAAAGGTGCTGATGGAAAGATATATTATGGAGAGCCTGGTGAAACTCATGGACATTTAAGTATGAATTATGCAGAGAAAATAAGAAAATCTGCTAATTTAAAAGAGGGAGAAGCTACTTGGACAGAAGTAGGATTTGCATATCCTGGTAAAGAAATAATGAGTAGAGAAAAAGCGTTGGAAGTAACAAAAGTAAAACCTTCTACAACAGATGGTGAATTAGACGCTTTAGATTATAAAGAACAAGAAGGTTCTAGTGTTAATAGACGTAATAAATTAATTGACATCTACAACAAAGCTAAGGTAGATAAGGTAGTAGAGAAGAAAGAAATAGCTAAAATTCCAAAGACAGAACAAAGAAAAGATATATCATTTTATTCTGGCGGTAAAAATATGATTGTTAAAGTTGGCGATTTAGAAAATTTCTTTTTGAAAGATATGGGGATTAAGGCTGATGTAAAGCAAATTAAAGAAGGAATAATGGTAGATACGCAAACACATCAATCAACAACTGCTATTCAAAGAAAATTAAGTGAATATGATATTGTTTCTATGCAGAAAGGTAATGAAGGAGAACAAAGACTTGTTATTGGTGGAAGAAAAACAGACGCTCAAGATTATTCTCATTTATTGCAAGTAGAATATGAGCCAAAAGGAAAAGAAATATCAGGCGCAAAAGCTGGTTCAATGGCAGCAGAAAAAACAATTAAAGGCGGAGGTTATGGAACAGTAGAAAATAGCGAGAAAGCCACAAAAGAACGTCCACCTAAAACAGATTATTCTCTCGTCGCTGAAGGATTGCCTAAACAGAATTTTAGCGTTATTGATGAAGCTCTTAAATTATCTGCTCCAGCAGTAAGGGGAGAAACAGCTAGATTAGGTGCAAGGATTATCCGCAAGAACATATCAGAAATGGCTCATAATGACGTAGTTGCATCAGAAGCATTAAAGAAAGCTCATAGTGCATTTATGTGGATGAGCATTGATGATTCACACGCTTTTATTGATAAGATGGAAAATGGCGAAAATCAAGAAACACCTGAGCTTGATAATATAGCAGAAATTTTTCGTACTCAATTAGATGAACGTAAGGCTACGGTTCAGAAGTTTGGCAAAGGAAAACTTGAAACATTTTATGAGAATTACTTTCCTCATATTTGGCAAGACCCGACAAAGGCTAAGAGTGTTATAAGTCAGATTATGGGGCGAAAGCGTCTTGAAGGAACAAAGTCTTTTCTTAAACAACGTAAGATTATGACTGTTAAAGAAGGGCTTGAGCGTAAATTAGAATTAGTAAGTGACAATCCTGTTGATTTGGTTCTGTTAAAATTGCATGAAATGGATAGATATATTATGGCGCAAAACGTCATAAAGGATTTAAAGGAACGTAACCTTTTAAAATTCGTTTACTCACGAAGTCAGACACCAGAAGGATATGTTCGGATTAATGACAATGCTTTTACTGTTTTCATGCCTCCTGAAATTACAAAGAAAGAGGCTTATGATACTGTATTAGTAGATCAGATGATGGATGTTTCACGAAGTATTGGAATAGACACAAAGCGATTTGTTAGCTTTGGTAGAAAACAGGCTCTTGGATATGCACAAGGAATGTACGGAGAAACAGGCGGAGAGAAAGTTAGGACTAAATTTGCATCCCCTGAAAGCGTATTAGCTCACGAAATTGGTCATGTTTTAGGTTACCGATATAAATTATATGATTTATTGAGAAGGACTAACGATGGAGAATGGACGACTTATTCAAAAGGAGCAAAAAAAGGACAACAGAAGTTTGTTCCTGATAGAAATGCTATTGATTGGAGAAAGAAAATTGATGTTGAATGGCGAGCTTTAGCAGATGCTCGTGGTGGTCCGCAAGCATACGTTAGAAATGCACGAGAAAAAGAAGCTGTAATGCTTCAGGCAATGATCCACGCACCAGAGACTTTTAAGAAATTAGCACCTACATTATATAAGTCTTTCAAATCTTTCTTAAATGATAATGCTGAATTACGTCCTTTATTAGACCTTCAGCCATCATTACAGTTAAACGCATCAGAAGCTAAAATAGCTATTCCGGGATTTACTACGTTAGGGTTCTTTGTCGCTCCTGAACAAGTTGGATTGATGCTTAATAATTATTTATCTCCGGGATTGCGTAATAGCCAAAACAAACTAATTGGTGGCGGATATAATCTGCTTCGTGGAATGGGAAATATCATTAACCAAATACAGCTTTCATTGAGTTGGTTTCATGGATTAAACGTAACAACTGATATGACGGCATCTACTTTTGGATTAGGATTAAGAAAACTTACAACAAAGGGTCAACGATTATCTGGTGTTCAGGATATTGTTGCTTCTCCTATTGCTTCACTTCCTACAATATGGGAAGGAATGAGGCTTAGAAAGGCGTACACAAAAAGTCTTGATAGTATTACGGATCCACAAACAAAGACAATGGTTGAAGCGATTATCAACGCAGGCGGACGAGATCGAATGGACACGATGTATTATAACCAGCAAGTTAAGGCTCTTGAAAAGACGTTTGCTGATATTATGAAAGGCGATACGATTAAGAAATTAACCGGAGTTGCAAAATTGCCGTTTAATATTACTGGTTCATTTTTTGAAGTTATGGCAAAACCTTTAATGGAATGGTATGTTCCTTCCGGTAAAATAGGATTATTCTCAAAGATGGCTCAACATGAAATGCAACGCGCTGAAAATGGAGAAATAGATTCAGATCAGCTTATGGAACGCCTTGTTTCAACATGGGATAGTGTAGATAATAGAATGGGCCAGTTAATTTATGACAATTTATTTTGGAATAAAACATTTAAAGATACTCTAATGCTTGCTATTAGGTCTGTTGGTTGGAATTTGGGAAGTTGGAGAGAATATGCTGGATCAGCAACAGATCTTGTAACAACAAAAGCTAGAATAGATCGTGGAGATAAATTTTTAAGTCATAAAATGGCATATACGATAGGCGCGATAACATTATATGCTATTTTAGGTGCTGTTATTATGAAAACTTTAACTGGAAAATCTCCTGAAGAGCCAAAAGATTATTTTTTTCCAAAAACAGGACAAAAAAATGCTGATGGTTCTGATGAAAGATTATCATTACCTACTTATGCGAAAGATTGGTTTGCATACAGCACTCAGCCAGTTAAAACAGTTATTCATAAAGGGCATCCAATGTGGGGTATATTAGGCGATTTAACGAGCAATAAGACGTTTTTCAACGTAGAGATACGCCATGAAGGAGATAATGCCTTACAACAGGCACAGAGCATGATTGAGCATATAGGAAACGAGCTTAGACCAATGTCATTTAAGAATTATGAGCGATTTAGTAGGGCTTCTGATAATAAATGGAAAAATATGCTTACATCAATTACTGGTATTTCTCCGGCTCCAAGCTATATTACAAAAAGTCCAGCGCAAAAGTTGATGACAAGATATATTGTAGAAAATATTCCTCAAGGCTCAAAGACAAAAGAAAAATTTGAAAAGTCATTATATCGCAGAACATTAATTAATAAAAGGCGCAAAGGTGAGCCAGTTGACCGTAGAGAAGCTATTCAAATGTTAGGTATTCAAGGATTCACTAAAGCTATTAAAGAAGCAAAGTTGGATCCATTCGCAGCCTCATTTAAAAGATTATCATTTCAAAAGGCGTTAGACGTTTATGCTATTTCTTCAGATAAAGAGCGTAAAGTTGCTCTTCCTGTTCTTATTAGTAAAATGGAACGGTCTAGGACTAAAACACAAGAAGATATTGATTATTTTAAAGAATTAATTAAAAAGGACAAATAATGCTAGAGCCTATTAAATATGATTATAAAGAATTCACACTTGCTAATGGTGAAACGAATTATGATGTTAAAGAGAATGTTCTTGGATTATTTCTTTATGTTGCGGTTGCTAAAAATGTTCAGATGAAAACGAATAAGAATATTACATTCAAGTTTAATCGTACAAGTTTAGAGGCAGTTGATTTTGGGATAGGGGATAGTCCTGCTCAAATATCAGATGGATTCATGGACATAACAAATATTTATTTAACTAATGCGTCAGGCGTGGATGCGACAATACAAATATGGCTAACTTAAAGAAAATTATAATTTCATTAATGTTGTTGAGTTTAACAATTCCTTGCTATGCTCAGTTTGCAAAGAATATCATTATATATGATGATGGTGTTCATGTTGATGGTGGGGGAAGACAACTTAATTTTGCTACTGGCGATTCAGTTACATTTAATGATACAACACAGCATTATGATATTATTAGTGATTTAGATTTAAGTGGCTACGTTCCTTATACAGGAGCAACTGCTAACGTTGATTTAGGTGCGTTCGATCTGTTAGCATCAGATATTACTTTATACAATGTTGCTGATACTAACCTTACCCTTTCATCTGCTTATGGTGATGAAGGTGGAGGAGTAAATACTTTTGATATGATAGAGAGTGGTGCAAGTGCTACTGCTCACGAATTTGGCACAGCCTACAACTTTGGGTTTAGATGGTTATATGACCCAGACACAAATAATCTCTCGCTAAGCACAGGAGAACACACCACAGTTACAGAGTTACTAAGTATAAATTATGCTACTAAAGATTTTGATTTTATAGATAAAAATATTATTACATTAGGCGATGTTGCTGCTAGTACATTTAACAGTGGAACATTGTCAGGAAACAACTCCGGCGACCAGAAATACAATGGTATCCTTGACCCTGATGGCAACTCTACGCTGGATTTTACAACATATACAAATGATTGGGTAACAACATTTGCCGGAACAGCTCACAATCAAGCATTTCATACAATCACAAACAATAGTAATTCTGGTACGTACACTCATTATGGATTAAAAATCAACTATCCTAATATTGGCAATAATTCAAATTCTGCGTATATATCTTGTCAAGACCAATACAGAGAAGTATTCAGAGTTAAAGGGAGAGGACGGGTTATTGCGGGAGCTGGACTTGAAGTTAATTCTACTGGGTGGGGCGACGCTACAGGCAATTTTTTAGTAAAAACAGATACGTCAAATATAATTTCCACTGATGCCGCTAATGACTTGCTTTATCTTGGCGGTACAACAAACGGTATACGTATAGGAATTGGAGGTGCATTAACTCTTATAGGAACAAATGGCGATTGGGATTTGAATGCTTCAAGTGTAACAACAACAGGAACAGCAGCAGTAGGAGCTTTATCTGCAATAACTGCTATTGGTGCGGTTACAGTTGATAGTGCTTCTCATGTATTAACAACTGGGAAAGGTGGGAACCATGATGGTTCTGGTGGGGATGCTGGTGATGGTGGAGATATAACATTAACCGCTGGTGATGGTGGTGATGGGTATTATAACGCCACAAGAGGTTCGGGTGGGGACATTATATTACACCCTGGGCTTATGGGTGGTTTGGGTGACAGCGGTGGCTCTCCAAGAGATGGTATAGTCAATGTTCAATCAACACTTGAAGTTAATAGTGCTGATGGTCCAACAGCAGAGAACGCCCCAGCTGCAGTGGTAATTAATGCAGGGGACGGTGGGATAGGTGTGGGTATTGCAAGAATACCTGGCGGAGATGGCGGGATAATAACATTCACTACGGGGGACGGTGGAGAAGGCGAGGCCCCAACAGCCAATGATGGGAGTGGTGGAGATTTAACACTTGCCACTGGTGCAGGTGGTACTACACATGCAGGTGGTAACGGCGGCGATATTATATTGTCTCCTTCTGCCATAGGTAGTGGTGTTGACGGGAAAGTTTTACTTAACGCAGCTACAGAAATAACAGGAGATTTAACAGTAGAGGGAGATATTACATTAGGTGATGGAAGTGCAGCAGACCCACGCATAACCTTCGACTCAGGTAATGACGGATATATAGAATGGCAAGAAGATGAAGAACAGTTTCATATTGAAGGTGGAGTAGAAATTTCTACTTGGCTTACCATTGGAACAGTTTTAACAACTCAGGACCTTATAATAGGTGACGCAGGTGAAATTGAATTAGATGTTGTTCCAGCAAGTGACCACACAGGAACTGGTATTATAGCTACCATGACAGTAGATGCTAATACATATGGGGTAGCTTCTGCTTTACATTTAGATACTGATGGGAATTGGATTGAAGCAGATGCTGATGCAGCGACAACAATGCCATGTACTGCTTTAGCTTTAGAAACTGGAACAGGAAGTAAAAAGGTATTATTTCAAGGAATTGTGCGTGATGATACATGGAACTGGACAGTAGGTGGAATTGTTTATATAAGCACAACAGTAGGACAACTTACTCAGACAGCACCTTCTGGAACTGGCGATCAAGTACAAGTTGTAGGAATAGCAACTCACGCTGATAGAATATATTTTAATCCAAGTCTAGTCTTAGTGGAGGTTTCATAATGGCACTTGGAGTTGAATTATGTACTAATCCAGGATTTTATCCGTTACTTACGCCTTGGGTGATTGAAGGTTTTGAATGGGCTCATTCTTTTGACGTAGTGGAATATACAGATTATGGTGTAGACGATACTTTTTATCAAACTATAAGCATTACAGAAAATAGTTCATATTCAATAACTGTTAATGGAGTAGCAACAGCAAATATGGCAAAAGTAAATAGCGTTGCGAAAGCAAATATAAAAGAGATTAATCAAACATAGGAGAAAATAATGGCTAAAAAAGGTTCATGCGGTTGATAGTAATATAATAGACAACTAAGGAGATACAACGTGAATAAATTAGAATTAACATCAGATGAAGTAGAAGAAATCAAAGACGACGCTGTATTTAAGTATAAAGTAATACAATCGCTTAAAACATTGGCGGGTCTTCCTTGCGAGGAACGCGCAAAAGATATGAAGAAAATTGAAATATGGCTTAAAGGAATAACAACACAAGTATATTTCCAATGGGGGGTATTAGCTGTAATATTATTTACAATAATAAGGAAATAATAAAAGGAGGCAACCATGAACGATTGGCTAAAGCCTAGAACAGTATTCGCAGCATTTTTTTATTATACATATTTAGTGATGATTTCATGCGGGATTGAAACGCCATCACTTTTAAATAAAATAGTAATGGGATTATTTATTTTTTATTATACAAATAAAGCAATTAAAAAATTAACGCAAGGAGCAGGCAATGTTTCAAAAAATTAAGGAATGGTTTCTCGGGCTTATTCTTCCAGCATTAAAACAATTCTTCAAAGCTGTATTTACTAAGGCAAAACAAGAAGTGATTTCAGCATTACAGGATATTGCGGTTAATGCGGTAATGGAGGCAGCAAGCACAGATTTATCTAATGAGGAAAAACGCAAGATTGCTTTTGATACGATTAAGAAGTATGCTCAAATAAGAGGCATTGAAACAAGGGATTCTATAATTAATTTAGTGCTAGAAATGGCACTCCAAGCTGTAAAGGGGTAAATTATGGCAAGTAAAAAAGGTTCATGCGGAGGTAGCCCTCGTGTAGGAAGCAAAGGCGATCCTAAACCAAAAAGAGGCAGTGGAAGAAGAAGGAGATAATTATGGCAAGTAAGCCCGGATGGGGAACAGCCGTTGGATGGATATTTTCTATCCTTCCAAGTAAAGAGGAGTCAAGGAGGAATAAGTATGCAAAACTCAAAAAGAAACGAGAAAAGATATTTAAAAAAGCTGATACCGAAGCTAATCGTCGTAAGCTTGTTGATATTGATAGGCGGATGCTCGTTATTGAGCGTAAAGCGATTAACCAATAGAAAGCCAGCTATGATTGGATGGGGGGAGAAGGGCGTTGCTCCTACTTCTGTCTACGAAAATTATTCGTGGGAGATTAAGGCTCGATGTTATCCTGAATGTGAGGTTGAATAATGAAAATTCTAAAATCTGTATGGATAGCATTATTTACAATGATTTTTGGGATGAGTGGAGGACAAGGCAAAATTGGAGGAAAAGCTCCTAGACGCTTTGGAATAGGCATTTTTTCTTTTATAACAGCTATTTTCCATGATGGATTCGATTGGAAAGATTGCACGTTTCTCTTATTAATACCATTTCTTATTATGGGATATGGAGAAAACTCTTTTCTTATGGGCTGGTTAGGCTCTGAATGGCTTGTGCGAGTAGTATATGGGCTTCTCCTATCATTACCGTTCTTTTTCTTCGGGTGGCGTAGAGGGGCATTTGCGGGTATTTTATTGGCTATTGCTTTTTCTGTTCATTTAGGCAGTTTTGGGAATATAGCAGGATTTGGGGATCTCTTAGGTGAAGATGCTGTCCGGTACGGAATATTGGGGATATTAATAGCCTTCAATATTTTCTTTCCAAAGAAAAAATAATTTACCTTCTCACTCCCATGAGACGAAACGTCATTCTTTTTAGAGTGGCGTTTTTTTATTTATTCTTTTTTCTTGACAAGTCTTGTCTGGTCAACTATACTCTAAGTAACAAATCGGAAGGAGGAAAAATTTATGGGAACAAAATTTTATAAAAGTATTGGATTAAGGATTGATACCGACGAGGCGCAAAGAGTAGAAAACATTACAAACAAGGATGTCAGCTTGATTGATATATTCAGAGCGGGCATAAAATATTTTGAACGTAAATTAAAAAAGGACGCATAATGGATCAGATTAAAGTCGACGGAAAAAAAAGACGAGTTAGATGGTTTGGAAAAGTTAAAGTTCTTTCTGAAAAAGGAGACGTTAAAAAAATTGTCCGTAATAGCGGATATATGTTTGTGAAGAATGAGCCAAAAACTATTTATACCAATGAGATATAAGGAAAGGTAAAGGTATGAAATTATTAATTGAAATACTTGCAAGGGTAAGTGTCGCACTAGATAAATTCTATGCGAAAGTTTACTACAGGATGCAGGAATTAAGAAATGGGGGCAACCATGAGTAAACACGGATTAAGTTGTTGGGGCTGTAACCATCCAATTAGTGAAGGAAGAGACACAGTATTTTGGGATGATTCAATCCCGCCTAAACCATTATGTAAAGAATGTTTTGAAAACGTACAACAGGAGGGAAATGATGAAAGTTAGAGAAGCATTAGAAAAAATTCAAACAGAGCTAATTGCTCCAAAAAGCCAAAAGAATACTTTTGGAAATTACAATTTTAGATCATGCGAGGATATTCTTAAAGCAGTAAAGCCACATCTTAAAGAATGTAATTGCATATTAACAATCACAGATGAATTAGTTGTTAGCAATGCGCTAGAAACAGAAATTATTATCGTCGCTAAAACTCCAAGAGAAGTACAGACACAAAGAGTTTATATTAAAGCAATCGCAACAATATCAGATGTAGACGGAGAATCAATTTCAACATCAGGGTTCGCAAGAGAATCTTCCTTAAAGACAGGCATGGATTCAAGCCAGCTAACTGGGGCAACTTCTTCTTATGCTCGTAAATATGCTTTAAATGGCTTATTTGCAATCGACGATACAAAAGATTCAGATTCAACAAATAAGCATGGGAAGGAAGAAGTAGAGACCTCAACAAAGCCTGATGTTGGTATGCCTGAGAAGAAAACAACAACTCAGACAACGGAAAAAAAAGAAAACCCTGAGCTTTTAGTTTGTTCGAAATGCCAAGAGGAAATCAAGAAGAATGTTTATGATTATAGTATGGGTAAATTTAATAAACCTCTCTGTTTCGACTGCCAAAAGAAGGTTAAATAATGAACCAAGTAACATTTGAACCAGTAGAGCATAAGTATTTTGATGAGAATGGAAAAGACTTTCCTTCTGTAACAACATTACTTAAACATTTCGGAATGAGTCCAGACTTTGCTAAGTGGGGAAACGACGCTTCACGAAATTTTGGTTCTGCGGTTCATAGGGCATTGGAGTTGTTTGATAATGATGTTTTAGATCAGTTTAATTATGATGCTGAAATTGAACCTTACCTTAACGCATATAAAAGGTTCTTAGATGAATTTAAGCCTGTATGGGAGTTTGTCGAGATACCTATGTTGTCAAAGGTGTGGGGATTTGCTGGTTGTGCGGATAGAGTGGGAGTGATAAAAGGAAAGAATGTTGTTCTTGATTTTAAAACTGGTTCTCCTGACGCTTCACATGAATTACAAACGGCAGGGTATCAGGTGTTAGTTGAAGAAAATTCAGCATTAAAAATAAAAGAAAGATACTCTTTGTATTTGAAAGCTGATGATTTTAGACTTTCACCTCCTCATGTAAATAGGAGTGATAGGTCAATTATGATTGGACTTTCACAAGCGTATCAATTCAAAACAAAACATAAACTAATTAAATAAGGAATAATAAAATGCAAAAGTACATGATTTTCGACACAGAAACAAACGGATTATTTGATTTTTCTAAGCCTGCTGATGCTGACGGACAGCCTCGCCTAGCAAGTTTGGCAATGATTATTCTTGATGGAGATCTCAAAGTTGAAAGTGCTGAGACTTATTTTGTCAAACCTGATGGATGGAAAATGACAGAAGGAGCAACGGCTGTAAATGGTTTAACTGATGAGTATTTAGAAGCTAATGGAATACCTATTGAGGAAGTTCTTCTTAAATATTCAGAGATTGTTGACGCAGGGATAGACCTATATGCTTTTAACGCTCAGTATGACACGAAGGTCATGCGTTCTGAGTTTAGGAAGCTAGGTCTTGATGATAGGTTTGAGCAAACAAAAAACACCTGCATTATGAAAGCTTTAATTGATGTGTGTCAAATCCCTAGAAAGAGTGGAAAAGCGTTTAAATATCCGAAACTTGTTGAGGCTTGCGCTCATTTCGGAATTGACTTTCCTAATCAGCATACGGAAATGGGAGATGCAACAGTAACAATGGAGCTTTTAAAGAAGTTGATTGAGTTGGATATGCTTCCTGAGCCTGAAGTTCATTATGCGAAAAAAAGACCAGTATAATAATTATTAAATTATAAACAAAAGGAATTAATCATGGAAACTAAAGAAATAGCAACAATCGAAAAAAATGCGGTTAATGCAGTTAATAATGCAAACGCGCTGATCATTGGTAATCAGAAAGATTATGATGGTTGCGCTAATATGCTAAGAGCAATTAAAGGATTGAAGAAAGAAATTGACAATTCTTTTGATGAATCAATCAAAAAGGCTCATGAAACGCATAAGACAATGGTTGCCGCTAAAAAGAAACATTATGATCCACTTAATGAAGCTGAGAAGATCATTAAGGGTAAAAGCCTTGTTTGGTATAATGAAGAGCAACGTAAACAAAGAGAGGAGCAGAGAAAACTTGATGAACAAGCTAAAAAAGCAGAGGAAAAACGAAAAAAGGTTCTTGAAGATCAAGCAAAACAGCATGAAGCTAATGGCAATGCTGATAAAGCAGAGGAACGACGGGCAATGGCAGAGGAAGTATTTGTACCAGCCCCAATAGTTGAAGAGAGAGCAACAAAGGCAGAAGGTCAGGCAGTTGTTACAAGATGGTCGGCTAAGGTAACGGATCTGTTCGCTTTATGTAATGCGATCGCAAAAGGGGACATTCCTGAATCTTGTGTAAAGCCGGATATGTCTCAGTTAAATGCTTTAGCTCGAACATGGAAAGATAAACGTAAGTTCGAGGGAGTTAGTTTTGTTAAAGAACAATCAATGAGCGTAAGGGGGTAATATGAATAAATATTATATTACATTCGGCCAAGTCCATGTTCATTCCGTAAATGGAAAGACGTTTGATAAGGACTGTGTTTGTGAAATAGAAACTATTGATAGAGGAACAGCTCATTCAATAGCGATGGATATATTTAATGGAAAATTTCATAATACGCTTGATAAGGTAGATATGGAGAAAAGTTTACATTATTATCCAAGAGGAATTATAAAACTGGAAGGAAGATAAACAATGAATCTTAACATTGATTACCAATTCGCTTTAGATTGGGAGCATTGTGAGGATATTCATCAAGCTAGATCGAGACTTTCTCAGCTAACGAATATCTTAAATCACATTATCATAATCCGGCAACGTGCAAAAAAAGAGTTGTTAGCAGAGTGTTCTAATTGGTCCGGGGCAAATCTTCATAAATTGTCATGGGATAATAAGCTGGTTAGACTCTCAGAGCTAACAGGATCAACAGAGAAAGCCGATCTATGGCAAGATGCAGATATGGCTTATAAAAGCGTAAAGAATAAGCAGGATCAGCTTGTAGAGGATCTTTATGCACTTAAAAAAATTATTGATGTAACACCAAGATAAGGAGAATCATGAAAAAATTATTAATATCGTTAGCAGTTTTAGGGGTTTTCGCAGCCGTAGCGTTCGCGTCAACAGATTATAAATGTATGAGCGATTGTTCTGCTCAAGGTTATATGTATTCATATTGCAAAAGTCAATGTAGTTATGGTAATGTTCCTGAAAGAAAAGGCAGGAGAGATTATCAATGTGTGACTGATTGTACCGCTAAAGGATATATGTATAGTTACTGCAAAGATCTATGCAGTTATTAATCAGAAAGAATAATGGGGGAGATTATGAAATGTTCAGCTAAAACAAGATTGTGGTATTGGCTTATCGGTCAAAAGAACACAGGGAATGATATAATATTAACTAGCTCGATTTTATCTTGGGGATCAACGCACTTCTCGAACAGAGCCTGTAGGAACGCTAGAAATTTGTGCGCAGAAGGAAAAATTAGAAGAATCCCAAAAGCCGAGGCTTTGGCAATGGGACTTCATACAAAAGAAATGGCTTATAAAATACTTTAAAACTACGTATAACTACTTAATTAATGGGGGGAAACATGGCAAAATGTAAAGAATGTAAAAAGGTTTTATCAGTTTATAATAAGGGAGTATATTGTTTTACTTGCGCTGGATCATGTACTATTAGGGATGATGAATTAGTTGTAAACGCAAAACTTTGTATTGTATCAGCAGAAAATTATTTAAAGCTGCTTACAAGCCCTGAGAGGATCGCAAAAGAAATACTAAAGTATAAGAAAATTATTGCGAAGAAAACAAAACTTATTGATAAAATCAAAAAATACGTTAAGTGTATTGTCGATACTGATCCAGTAGAGGATATTGAAATTTAAAGTGTTTGACAAATAAAATAATGTGTGAGATAATTTAAGAAGTTAAAAGGCTAGATACACTATGAAAAATCAAAAACAAAAATTAAATGTTAATCAATCCTCCTCGGGGAACGCTGTTTCTCTAACCAGAAATGTGTGTCTAGCCGACAGAACCGAGGGGGATTTTTCTATGGTGGATTATGGATAGTGAAAATATATATTTAATTAAAATTACAAATAAAAATGAAGAATTTTATAAAATTGGTTTAACTGTTCATAAATTTTGTAGATTTTATCAAATAATGAAATTTGGATATGATATTGAAATTATTTATATGACTTTTGGTTTAGATTGTTACGAAGCCTTTGAAGCAGAAAAAATATTACAAGGATTATTTAAACCATATATTCCAAAAAATTGGTTTGGTGGATATACTGAGTGTTTTAAATTTGTAAATAAAAATGTATTTAAAAATGAATTGTATAAAATAATAACAAAAAAAATATATAAAGTAACTGAAGGAGTAAAAATAACATGGCGTTAAGAGATCAACCATACATACCTTTATATATTCAGGATTTTCTTACTGATGAAAAACTAATTGAGTGTTCAGCAGAATCATGTGGAGTATATATAAGGTTACTGTGTCTTATGCACAAATCAAATGAATATGGTACAATTTTGCTAAAGCAAAAAGACAAGCAAACGTTAAAGCAAGTAGAAAATTTTGCGTGTAAGCTTGTTAAACAGATGCCATATGATAAAGAAACGATACATAAATCATTGCATGAGCTTATTGATGAAGGTGTAATACAGCTTATAGAAGATAAGTTATTGCAGAAGCGTATGATAGAAGATAATCGTATTAGTTTATTACGTTCTAAAGCCGGTAAAAAAGGAGGTTTTGCTACACAATTTGCTTTAGCAAAAGATGAAGCAAACTCTGAAAATGAAGATGTAATTGTAAATGAAAATAGAGATGTAAATAAAGATACAATAATAAAGGAAGAGCAGTTCTTATCGTTATGGAAACAATACCCAAACAAAGATGGAAAGAAACAAGCATTTAAGCATTTTATAGCAAGCGTGCGTACAGATTTAGATATTAAAAATATTCAAAAAGCACTTAAAAATTATATTGGATGTAAAAAAGTTAAAGAGGGATTTATTAAAAATGGATCTACTTGGTTTAATAATTGGGAAGATTGGGTAGAATATGAAGAAAACAAAAAAGAAAGTGATCCATATGCCTCAATCCCGAAATTATGAGCAAGAAGATTTAGAAGAGATACGGTTTTTATCAATACATCTTGAGAATTGGAAGTTTTTATCAATAGATGCGAGTATGGCTAATAAAAAAGAAGCTAAATTATATAAAGAAATATGTAAAAATATACAAGAATGTTTAGATACAGAAAGGATGTGGTATGCCAGATTTCACAACAGAAATAGGAAAGATGGGACATCTATCAGATTATTTGAAAAGAACTGAAAATGTTATGTTGGCTAGGAAAGAAGCACCTGAATTACCAATAACATCAATGCCTGCTCTAAATAAGAAGATATGGGGGTTACCAAAGGGGAAAATGACAGTTGTCGGAGCGCGGACAAGTCAGGGAAAAACATCTTTTGTATTGCAACTTGCTATAGATATATTAATGAAAGGAAATTCAATCCACTATTTTTCATTCGAAATGACAAAAGAGCAGATTGTCGAGAGAATATTTTGTAATATGTATAAAATAGACAATTATGCCTTGTTATCAGGTAAATTCACTGAGTATTATTCACTATGGGATGATTTTAAAGAGCAGTTAAGTAATTTAAGAATTGTAATGAGCAATGATTTCGGTCAGTCATGGAAAGATATTGAAAGATTCTTGGATTCTTTGACAGTCAAGCCGGATGTAATTATTGTTGATTATATCCAAGCGGTAGCAAAGGCTTCTGTTGAAGGTAAAGGGTTTATTGATGAATATATAAGGAAATTTAGGGAAATATGTATAAATCATAATATTGCAGGCGTCATTGTTTCACAGCTAAATAGACAAACAGTATCAGAGGGGAACAATGTTCCTAATTTACATAATCTTAAAGGATCTGGTTTCTTAGAAGAATTGGCAGATTTAGTTATTTTGCTTGAATGGACAGGTAAACAACAACAAAAACAAGATTTTATAGTTAATGTCGCAAAGAATAGAAATGGGCGGACAGGGTTTATAAAGGTTAAGTATGAGGCTGAATATTATAAATTTTCGGATTTCCCTGTTGAAGATATGGAAGAAAAAGAAAAATACGAAAAATTCTCAAAAGTAGGTTCTAATGACTAAAGATAAAGAATACGAAAAGTTAAAAGCAAAGTATAATAAAGAAAAGCATGGAGATTACACGAAGTATTGTAAGAAAATCGCTAAAAAGGTGGGGATATGAAGATAATATTAAAAGGACGCATACCAAGTAAGAAGAACAGCCGGAATATTTTTAAGAGCAGGGGCAGGGTTGGGAATATTCCAAGTAGTGCATATAAAGAATGGCAAAAAATAGCAGAATTACAGATTTTTGCTCAATGCTTTAAGACTAAGTTTGTTAAGAATATATCTCAGGTTGAAATAGTTTTTTGGATGCCTGATAATAGAGGTGCTGATTTAACAAATAAAGCTGAAAGCATTATGGATCTGTTAGTTGATTGTAAAATAATTGAAGATGATAAATGGCAGATTATACCTTCTATTTTATTACATTGTGAAGGAATTGATCGCACTAACCCAAGAGCAGAGATATGGATAAAGACGAAGAACGAAGATTAATATTTAGTTTAGCGCATGGATATTGTATGTGTTCACCTGATTGCACAGAAAAAGCGACAGATATACACCATTTATTGCCTAATACAAAAGTAAATAAAAGATTATATCCATTCTTTATAGAAAGCATTTTTAATAAGTTACCAATTAACAACGGATGCCACTTGAATAAGCCAATACCAACAATTAAACCACATCAAGCTCAAATTTACGAGATATGGCTTAACGCTCAATGGATTAGGGAGGTTTAGATGAAACATACTAAAGAAATACAGGATTTAATTAACGACTACAAAGAACTCTTACAATCTTGGAATGGCGAGAGTCTCGTAACAGAAGAGAAAATACAAGATTTAGCTGGGGAATTAGAAGAATTAGGTGTTAACCTTGATGATTTGGAGGTGGAATAATGCTTAACATTGTAATTTGGTCATTAATATGTATAAATCTGTCAGGTATTATTTGTTACCACATGGGGATTGATGCGGGGAAAGTATCTGAGGCTGAAAAGTGGATGAAGAAATGTGAGAAGTGTGGGAAAGATGGAGTAAATTCTATTGATTAATTGTTCTTTGAATATGCGTGTGGTGGCGGAGCATGGTTTAACGCCCCCTAGCTAGGTGTTCGTAGGTTCAAATCCTGCCCACACGCAGTAGATATGCCGTAGGTAGACAGTGGTTCGATTCCACAATCTCGGGAGATATTCCCCTTTTAATGGGCGTTGTTTACCTACGGCAGTAATATTCCTTGCGGTGTGGTAGTCCATCAAAGCCTCTAGTTGCTGGCGACTAAGCTCAAATCGAGCAGGTAGAAATCCTGCCACCGCAGGGATTAACCGTTATACAGAGGAGGGGAAGATGATTAGATTTCTTATTAAAAGAAAATGGGGAGATAATGTAGTTGGTGGAAATGGTAGTTGTTTTTATACTATTGATGGAGATATTACTGAACTTGAAGAATGTTTAAGAAAAGGCGGGACAGGCGAATATGGATATGAAATACATGAATTAATTGGGTGTGAAGTTGTTGATTAACCAACCAAAGGAAAGGTGTGATAAGGAGCAACCATGAATAAGAAATATGTAGTTAAACTATTGGAGGTTAAGGATGGAGAACGCACTACTTGAATATAAAAAACGTAAGGGAGAATAAGATGGATGATAAATGGATAAGCGTTGAGCCACTAAAGGAGAGAGGATGAAATTAGATGAAGCTATAGCGTGGTTAAAAGGGGAAAGAAGCTGTTTCAATTATACTGTTGGGGAAGACAAGGTAACAGAAATAGATGCAAATTTAACGCAACAGGCATATTGGGTAGTTAAAGCTCATAAAGAAGGGTTAATTAAGGGGGAATAAGATGGATGATTTAGAGAAAGAGAAACAGAGTGAGTTGAAGGGAAAAGTTGTTAGGTGGAGATGTGGAAAGTGTAAAAAAGAAATACAAGCCAATTCTAACATTGTTTTAGGATTTGCTCAGACATGGAAAGATTCAATAGATACATATTGCGAAGAATGTTGGGAAAAACACATAAAGAAATGTTTTAACTTTGCCGTACCTTTTGATTTACACGCAAGTTTTGAAAAGGTAGAAATACACAAAAGACCATCTGAATTAGGAGGGCATAATGGATAAAGAGTTGAGAGAGATTATAGAAGAAAGTGCATCAGGGTTTAATGATTGTAAAGACCACAGTTTTCATAATATTGAAGTAATATGTACAATATGTTTAGCCAAAGCAATCCTCAAATGGCATAACAAGGAAGTATTGGAAGCTAGTATTGAACAGAATAATTGGATTAAGATGCACTTAACTGATTTATTAATTCAGAATAACCTATCATTAGACTGGCAGTTAAGAGGCTGTCCTATTGGTGGAATGTCAGGAGAACACGATGTTGATGAATTTTATAAAGAATAAACTCCAACAACAACTCAAGGAGTCATAATGGAACAGAGGAAATATAAATGAATATGAGCATAGAAAAGTTATTTGCTAAACATTTAATAATTAATAAAAATATGATAGCTTGTGATGAAGTTTCTCATTATGGGCATAGAGCAGATGTTCTTGCTGTGGATAGGAACAAAGAACTTATATTTGAATATGAGTTTAAGCGTTCATCAAATGACTTGAAAGTTGCTGAATATAAAAAGGAAAAATACTATGAACAGAAAAGGAGATATAAAGATAAGAGTGGGTTTTATACAGGGGATGGAAAATATCACTATGGACATTTAGTGAGAAAGATGCCCTGTATTCCCCATTACTTTTATTTTGTTGTTCCAAAAGAATTGTATGAGAAGGAAAAGAAGTATCTTCGCGAATTGAAATGTGGAGTTATGACTTGGGAAAAAAGACAAAATTTAAAGTATGCGTGTCATATAGAGGACTTACAATTTTATATCGTGAAAAGAATAACAGCAAGAAAATCTAATTTACAGAAATATCCAATAGCGTTAAGAAATATAGCAAAAAGATTATCTAATGTATTTGCATGGGGAGGAAACAATGAGGAAATATAGAGGGCAGAGAGAGCCATTAGAAAAAGCCGAAGTTCAAGCAAGAAAAATAGGGAGAGAAATAAAAAAGCATATTCCAGAAGGATGGTGTTTTACATTAGTTTTAGCTTCAAAAGGGGTGGGTGGCTACTCAACATACATAAGTAATATTGAAAGAGATAGTGCAATAAGAATGTTAGGTGAAACTGTTTTATCAATGATTGACCGAAAGGAAATATAATGAATTCAGATACAGGAGAAATTTTAGGTATGGAAGAGGTTAAAAAACTTACACCAGAAGAACAGAAAAAGTTTATTCAAATACCTTTAGAAGAGGAAAAAGAAGTTTTTGCATTGGGGGTTCACAGAGGTTTATGAAGTGGTTAATAGATAATAACTTTCCTGATGGGTTCAGGATTCTTTGTCATAATTGCAACATGGCAATAGGAATATACGGGAGGTGTCCGCATGAAATTGGAACAGCAAGTAACTAGCTTGGAGTTGAGTAAGCAGCTTAAAAAGTTGGGGTTTGAGCAAGATAGTTTGTTTTATTGGAATAAAATAAAAGAAGTTATTAGAATTGAAACATTCATGGCATATGAAATGAATGGAAATACGTCTTGCTCAGCTTTCACAAGTAGTGAGTTAGGGGAGATGTTGCCAGAGGGTTATTTTACTTATGCAATACAGAAAATACCTAAGACATGGCAAGTTGGAGATTATAGGTATGAGAATCACAAGCCAGTTGATAATATTTATAAAGAATTGAATATATGGACATTTGGTTCAAACACAGAAGCCAACGCAAGAGCCAAAATGCTTATTTATTTGAAAGAGAATGAATTACTAAAGGAATGGAAATGACAGATTTAAAGAAAGAAATACTAGATGTCGTAGAACGCAATAGGCTTGAAGTAATAGCTTGGGTTAATAATGGAACGCCATCTAGATGCCCTTCATTGTCAGAAGCAATACTCAAATGGCATAACAAACGATTAGCAGATGCAGTTGCAGAAGCATTTGAGAAAGGATTGATGAGTTAAAAACGTTGGAGAAGATATACGCAAAGCACTAGAACAACTAAAGGATAAATAATGTGGTTAAACCTTAAACTATTATACTGGGGATGGGTTATATCAAAGGAGGAATAATGGAATACATTTGCATAATATTATTTACACTTATTGCGTGGTGGCGCGTTATTTATGCTGGATACGTTGTTGACGATGCTATGCCTGAAAAACGAGGAGGAAAAGTTTATACGTTAATACAGCAGTTTAAGAAGAACCATGATTGGAAAGAGGTGGTTACAAGGGTAAGAGGTGTATTTTACGGAACAAGTATGTTTAAGAATATATGCGGAGATCACATTGCGTCTTTATGTATTCATATAATTGTGTCATGTTTGATTTATCGGTGTTTGGGGAATAACAGAGTAGCTTTCATATCCGCGCTCCTATTTTGTGTAAATCCCATCACTAATCAGGTGTCTTGTTGGTGTAATGGTAAAAGATACGGCATCGCAGCGTGTTTATCTTTACTTCTCTATGCCATTGCTCCAGCAGGCATCTTGATTTATTTATTAATACCTTTCTCTCATGCAAGCGCCATATTAGCGCCTCTTTTGCTTTTGTATAAAGGGTATTGGTGGATTCTATTTGTTGCTCCTATTCTTGGGGTATTCGGGTATCCGTTTATGTATAAATGGTATCTTGCACGTAAGAAGATGATAGGATATTCTTATTTCTTTGAATTTGATATGCGCAAGGTTGTCATGTGTGTTAAACGCTTCAATTTCTTCTTGTGGCACATCATTATGCCTAAATCATGCGGTATGTATCTTGGGTATCAGCATTATTTTGGAACGCGGAAAGATGAAACAGACAAGGCTTTATCAGTAAATAGTGAGTTTTTGCTATCACTATGTACGCTGTTAGTAGTTTTAATAACAATGATTTATATGTGGAATACGCCTGTAGGCTTTGGTTTGTTCTGGTATTGCCTATTCATAGCGCAATGGTGCGGAATGATAACTGTCACACAAACGATCGTAGAGCGAGTTATGTACCTTCCGGCTATTGGTTTATGTTTAGTCATGGGCTATTTTATATCAATATTCCCTATTCTGTTTATTCCAATGGCAACAATATATGTAATGAAATCATGGGATGTGTTAAAGCAGTATGGATCCGTTCAGGATATGCTCGATTATAATATATTTAATAATCCCGATTCTCCGCATTGTTTTATCAGCAATATTACAAACGCTTATGATGCAGGGATGCTTGAAGAGGGGTTTACTTGGGCTAAGAAAGCTGTTATTGCCTTTCCTGAAGATGCTTACATCAATCTCTTATACACAGCAGGGCTTGTTGGCATAAAAGACTTTACTGAAGCAAAGAAATGGATATTAAGATCACAAATCAAGATGAGACAGACAGGTATTAAGCCGGATATTAGTGAGAAACTTTCAAGAGAACAATATTTATTTGGCGTGTTATCATTGGCAATCAAAAAGGATAGAAATGGAAAATAAAGATATTGTTGGTCAAAGCGGGATTTGCCAAAAAGGTCATAATTGGGAAGCCGGAAAGTTTGAAGTAATGGGAGAGCGACAATTCAGTTATTATTTAAAGCATGAGAAGGAAGAGTTTTCAGGGTGGTACGCTAAATCAACGGTAAAATTTTGGCTACAGAGGAGCTAATATGAAAAAGAAATTTATATGTAAAATAGAATCTGATGGGAAAGAATGTGATGGAAAAATTATTGTTACGGAAGGAAAGTTAGAATTAAAACTAGAACTTATAGATGAGCCAAAAGGCATAGACACAATAGGTACTGAGTTGGTTGAGCCAAAAGAGGAAACATTAAAAGATGCAGTTACTTATGGGATAGGCATAGAACAAGACGGAAAGACAATCCCGCCAAAAGAGTTTTATCGTGAGGAAACCTGTGAGCATGAAGTTAAGAATACTGATTGTATCTGTAAGCATTGTGGTGCTTGTATGATTAAAGATTGTGATGAAAATGAAACAACCTGCAGTTATATTGCAGACAAAAAAGAGGAAACACTTGAGGAGAAGCTAGATGCTTATTTTGTTGTTACTAAGACCAGAGATTCAGTAATAAAAATTACCAAAAAACATTATCAAGATCATCCAGAGGAACTTAAAAAGGATATAGACTATTCATGTAGAGTGGACTCTGGATATTGGTCTGTGTTCAAAACAGGGATTCCTTTCGCAGCAGAAGAAATGTTAAATGAGTTTAATCTAATGAAAGAAGAAAGAAAAGGTTTAGTATCAATAGACAAGGTGCTTGAGGTATTTGATGAAGCAAAAGTAATTTGTGCAAGCTCTACTGGCAGCAATAGTGTTTGGACAAATCCAGATATGTTGTGGATACGAAGAGCAATCGAAGGAATGAAGAACGGTGATTATTTAAAATCAGATACTAAATGGTATATTAAGGATAAAATTCCATACAGTGAGGATGTTTAAATGACTAAATAGAAAGCAAGTAAGAATCTAATTAAATAATAATAATAAAATCATTTGACATTTAATAAAAATCACTTCATTATAATAAGTAACAGGGGATCGTTTTACTAAAACAGTAATTCGGTCCCTTTCTTTTTTTATAAAGGAGATTCATGCCAAAGCGGGAATTAACAAATAAACAAAAGATGTTTTGTAAGGAATACCTCGTCGACCTCAATGCGACGCAGGCATATATTCGTGCAGGTTATTCTAAAAAGACAGCAAATCAATGTGGTTATTTACTCCTTGTAAATCCTTGTATTCAAGAATATATACAAAAGAATATGGATAAACGTGCTGAAAAGATTGAGCTTACATCAGAATATGTTTTAAATAATATTATTGAAATTGGTGAGCGTTGTATGCAGAAGGAACAAGTAAAAGATAAAGATGGTTTTCCTACTGGTGAGTGGGAGTTTAAAGAAGGTGGCGCATTAAAAGCGCAAGAGTTATTAGGACGTAATTTACAAATGTTTACAGATAAAGTTTTACATACTGGGGACAAAGATAATCCAGTGGTTATTCAAGACTACGATAATTTAAGTACAAAAGAAAAGTTAAGAATATTGAATGAACGAATCAGCAGGGGCAAGACGAAATGAGTGTTATGACATTACCTGACATATCCTTTGATTATCCTAAAGACCTTGAAGGCAACATAGCCTACAGGGACAAGATGATTGCGTTAGCGGAGAATGATGAAGTGATACAGGAGCTTCTAAAGGCTCATTGTAGAGATAACAGGCTCTTTTTCTTCAATGTATTCTTATTCACATATGATCCAAGACGTATATTTGCTCGTAATATCCCATTTATAACCTATCCTTTCCAAGATGAGAGCATACTTTGGGATGCAAGCATAGCTGATAGAGGCAAGGACAACCTATTTGAGAAGTCAAGAGATATGGGAGTGACGTGGATTTGTGTAGGGAACGACATACATGATTTCTTATTTAAGCAGGAAAAGATTGAAATACGATGGGGATCACGTAAGGAAGATTATGTTGATAAACGTGGTGACATGGATGCTATCTTTGAGAAGTTTCGTCATGCCATTAAAAACCTTCCAATATGGATGATGCCTAAAGGATTTAGCTGGAAAGAACATGACAATCATATGCGTTTAATCAATCCTGAGACAGATTCAAGCATATCAGGAGAGGCTACAAACGATAACTTTGGGCGTGGTGGACGTAAATATAGGATAAGATTTGATGAATTTGCGTTCTGGGCCTGCGATCAAGCCGCTTGGCAAGGGTGTGCGGATGCTACTTTGTGCCGTACAGCGCTTTCTACGCCAAATGGTCCGGGTAATAGATTCGCTACACTAGCTAAGAGCGACAATATTGAAATGAAAACACTTCATTGGACATTACACCCTGACAAAGTCAAAGGTGCTTATATCATACAGAAGGATGGGACAAAGGTTCCGATTGATGTTGAACAAGATTCACAAGCTGCTTTCAATGTATGGCTGAAGAATAGGGGAGAGATAGCCCCTCCGGGCATGATAGGTGGCGTTATAAGATCAGAGTGGTATGACAATGAGTGTGAGAGGCGAGATAAAGATAGTGAAGTTGCTGAAGAATTAGATATTGATTATTTGAGGTCCGGGTTCCCATTTTTTGATCTACGAGCAGTCTCAAGACAAGTCAAATACACCTTAGCACAAAGATTGACTCCGTTAGAATCAATTCCACATATGCGGTATATCCGGGCCTCATTAGTTGATGTTGATAATAAGATAGAGATACGCGAACAGTCACATGGATGGTTAAAGATATTCGAAATGCCTTTAAAGCATGGTCAATACGTCCTGTTTGGAGATACAGCAGAGGGATTGGCTAAAGGGGATGAGGCTTTTGCAGTTGTGAGAGATAAATATACACGCAATGTCATGGCAACGTGTCATGGAGCATTTGACCCTGATGACTTCGCTTTAAAGTTACAGAAGATAGGAGCGCTTTACAATAAGTGTTTAACGGCTCCTGAGAACAATAATCATGGATATTCAGTATGTTCAGACTTAAAACAGCTTGATTGCAACTTGTACTTCACACGTAGGAAGGATTCAAAGGGTAAGCACGTTAAGATTAAGGCAGGATTTACGACAACGACAACAACAAGACCACAGATGCTCGATCAGGCTAATGAAGATATATCAAAGGACGCTTGTGAGGTCAGGGATCCTGTAATCATATCGCAGATGGAAACATTTGTACGTAATGAGAAGAATGGTAAACCGGAAGCAGATGGAGATTTCCTTGATGATGGTGTGATAGCCTTTGCAGGGGCAGGCATAATCATACAAGAATACCCATATAATCATAAGAAAACCAAGACTCAAGACATGACTAAATTCATTAACAGACCTAGAAATGGGTCATTCAGGTTTAAACGGAGCTAATAATGCCAAAAAACAAGTTAAAAGAGCTTGAAGAAGCAATAGAAGATACGCAAATCATTGAGCGTACAGATATTGAAATGGAAGATTCAGAGCCAAAGGATGAAGATGGTCCTGACCAAGTGCTGATTGACTTACCTACTGAAGCGATTGAGCGTTTAACTGATGGAGTATTTAGGTTGTTTGAGTCTTTAAAGGCTGACAGAAAAGAGAATGACGATAAGTGGGATAATTATGAAGCGCAGTATGAAGGGGCAATGGAAGAAAATAGCATGATGGAGTTCAGTCTCAATGTGCCAGTAACAATGGTCAAGTGTGATTCTGTTGAAAGATTGGCATTACAAGCGTTTTTAGAGAGTGATCCTAAGTTTACAAGCCGATTAAGACCAGAACATATGAAGAAGGGCATGAAAGATGATGAAATTGAAGCAGTTCAGCAGAAACAAGAGGATTATTTAGACTATCAGCTTGATGAACGCATTAATATAGCGAGTCCATTACGTCAAGTATTACATCAATCCACTGTTTTAGAAGGTGGGCTAATGAAAGTTCCTTATGAATTTAAGCGTAAACGAAGGACAAGAGTAGAGTTTTATTCAGGTAAGCGTGTCATGGATGATAAGGTAGGGCTTGAAAGGGCAGAAGGATTGCCGGAGTTTATTAGGAATTATCCAAAGGCAGCATTGCCGGGTAGAGAAGGGAACAAATACTACAATCAGCTAATGAAGTTTGAGGATGTGAATGTAGAAGCGACGTATTGGGAAGTCAAGTATGATGATGCGGCTCCTAAGTTTGTTGATGCGCGAGACTTTTATGTAAGAAAGAGTTGTGAAGGTTACGCTGGTCTTGAAGAGGAACAGATCAAGATTGAACGTGAAAGGTTTACATTTTGGGAGTTAGAAGCTCTTGAACGTGCTGAGAAGATGATAAACACAGATGACATGAAGTTTGCAACGGCAGAGGAAGCTAAAACGCTTAGTGTTGATAAAGAATATGACTTAAAAGAGCATGATGTTCTTACGATAGATTATTATTTCAAGCTGGATAAAAGGGATGAAGACGAAACGCGCATTATTTGTTGGTTTGGAGAGCATAACAAGGTATTTTTAGGGGCAATCATCTATCCGTATCACACAGTTGATAGTATTTATGTACCTTTTTACATTAAAGATAAGAAGAAAGGGTTTTATAAAGGTGGTATGGCAGAGGTTTTGACAGACAGTAATATAGCACAGAACGCTATTTTGAATATGATGTTGACTGAATCATGGTTACAGTTGATTAATACACCAGTAATTCGTGAGGGTTCAAGTGTAGCAGATCAGATATTGAGTGGTAGATGGGGTCCGGGTGTACCTTTAGTTGTAGATGCAGAGGTTGAAAGTGTCGCTGAAGACATCACGTACCTCAATAAGCCTACAACAGGCGTGGCAGGGCAAATGATTAATGTGTTATTATTCCTCAGCCGTATGGATGATGACCGTACAGGCATTAACGCAGGGTTATCGGGTAAAGAATCTCCTACGGATCCAGAGGCTCCGGCAGCTAAGACAGCAATGTTATTAAAGCAATCAGGTATTAATGTTAAGGAATACATTAACTGTTTGCTTCCGTCTTTCAATAAGGTTGGGGAAATTATATTACAGTTGACGTATCAGATGAGTAATTCAAGCCGAAGGTTCAGGAATAACCGCATGAGAGCCGTTGTTGGTGGGGATGCTTTTGGAGAAATCAGCCGAGATGAAATGATATTACAATCAGTAATAGAATCTAGGGCATCCAGCTTTGATTTCGATAAAATCAATGAGAAGAGAGAAAATCTTGCTATTTATCAGTTGTTAAGGCAAGAACCTATTGTTGCGCAGAATCCAAAGGCCGTACATGAAATGGTTAGGATGTTGTTAAAGAGTTGGAGTCCATCATGGAAAGCAAAGGCAGATAAGCTGGTATTGACAAATGAAGAGTTTGACGCGGAATTAACGTCATTAGGCGTACAGGCTCTTGTTCAATATATGAAAACAGTTAAAGCAAAGGAAGAAACAACAGGTGTCAAGGCTCCAGTAGACATTCAGGAGTATCTAGGAATGGCGTATCAGATGATAAACCAAGTTATTAACCCTCCTAAAGAAACGGAGAAGAAATGATGAAAGCATTTATTGGTTCAAATATTGTTCGGGCAAAGCCAATGGGAGAGAATGATTATTTTAGGAGAATCAGGAATAAGAAAGAAACTCTTAAAACTCATGGCAAGAATGGTTATTTAGTGCAATATCCTGAAGGAAATTTGGCATGGTCGCCAAAAGATGTGTTTGAAAAGAATTATAGGGAAGTATCAGGGGGCGAGAAGCTCGTAATTCAAAGGGATGAAGGGTAAGGGGGAGAGAAATGAGCAAATTCGGCTTTAAGAAAAAAGGCGAGAAGGTATTAGAGCAAGGAATGACAGAAGTACAGGAGAAGTACGCTGTAGCGCTTGAAAACGCAAAGAGGTGTCTACATATGCCTGAGTTCAAAGAAACGGCACAGGCGTACTCTGAGCTTGAAAGGATGACTATTAATAAACTGCTTGCTTATGCCAAAGCAGAGATTGACCCAATGAGGTTTGCTTTTGGTGCTAAAGACTTGTTAAGTAAGATTGAAACGATTAGGGCGTTAGTTTTGACAGTTAAGGCAAAGGCGGGGGAAAAGGAATGAAGAATAGAATCAACAATATGAAGCAGAAAATGGACGTAAAAGACGACTTCGATCATAAGAAGACATTAAATATAATGATTAAGGCTATTTGGGTATCTCCTATTCATCAAGAAGTAAAAATGATAATGACATATCGGTTGAATGGTCCATCCCCGAAGTTTTGGTGTCCTATGACAATCGTACAGACAGCAGAGAAATTGTTAGGGCATTATCCTAATGCAGAAGAGCTTGTTGGGTTTATAAAATTAGAGAAGTTTGGGAAAGAGCAGGTTGAGTTGTTTATGAAGCAATATAGCAATCAAGACATAATTCATATGTTTAATGAAGAATTCAAGAAGAATATGGGTCATATGTTTGCATCAACTGAGTTTGAAAAAAAGGATTTTAAAATCTAATGGATTTAAAGCCTTTTAAATGTTTTAAATGTGGGAAAGTATTATTTAGGTTCATGGGTAAGGTTATGATTTCGATATTCTGCCATCATTGCGGAGCAGAAAACAGAGCGGGAATAGGGGCAAGAGAGAAATAGCAGTAGACATAGAACACTTGGGAAAGCAATCCCTCGAATGGATGGAAACAGCATCCGCGGGGGATTTTTATATAAAAGAGTAAAGGCGAACCAGAATAATCTGCAAGCCACAAACAAACGCAAGTCAAACCCGATAATATCGGCACGACACTATAGGAGGATGAAATGAAACCAGACGGAACAGAAATCTTAAATGTTGCACCCGAAAACTTTGAAGGGGAGATAACTCCTGAACAACAGAGTGTTCTTGATGCCAACGCTAAAAAGCCTTGGGACGGAGAGGATGTTGTTGATGAGAAGAAGAAACCTGAAGAGAAAGAGGAAACCGACAAAGACGAAGATTCCAAAGACGAAGATGATTCCTCCGAAAAGAAGGAAGATGACTCTGAAGATGATTCTAAGGATGACGATTCAAAGAAGGATGAGGATGAAGACGATTCCAAAGATGATGATTCTAAAGAGGAAGAATCCGAAGAAGAGCAATTAAGAAAGATTGCCGAAGAAGATGGGATGACTGTTGAAGAGGCGAAAGAAGCTATTGCCAAAGATAAGGCTGTAGTTGAACGTCATGGCAGTGATCCTGTAAAGATAGCGCGTGCTTTAAGAAAAGAGCAGAGTGAGTACGGAAAACTCAAGAACGAGAACGAAAAGCTGGTAAGTTACAAAGAAGGCATTGAAAATCAACAGAAGGCATTTAATGAGAGTCAATTTGTTTCTCATTGTGACAATAACAGGGATGAATTTGTTGAGAAGTACACTAAATACCATCCTGAACAGTCTGAGTTAAGTGAAGATGTTTTGTTTGAACGAGCCAAAAATGAGTTAAGGGAAGTTATTAAGACACAAGCCACTGAGAAAGAGAATAAGTTAAAAGTCTCTTCTGAGAGTAGACGGCAAGAGTTACTTGATACAATCCCTGAAGAGTTCAAAGAGGTTGTTCCTGAAATCAAAGCGATTCTTAAAGAGGTTGATAATAGCCATGTGTTGACAAAGGATTTTGATATTATGCACATAGCTCATTATGCACGCGGAAAGAAGTATACACCTGAATATGTTAAGTCCTTGATTGCAGAAGCGTCGAAGCGAGCGAAAGAGGAACCCAAGATTAAAGAGAAGAACACTATTCCTGCTGGTGGTAGAGGCGGGAGTAAGGGTAAAGTCAGCGTTCTTACACAAGATCAGAAGGATAGAGCGCATGAAATCTACTCTAATGAAGATTGGGATGAAGCTAAGATATTCAGTGAATACGAAAAACATCATAAAGGTAAAGACTTTAATGATTAATAGATAAAGTTTAAGGAGGATTATTATGTATGACGGACAAATGCTTAGATACGGACGCATTAACGAATCAGCCGCAGGCGCAGGGATAGTTCCTGTTCCAATGGAAGCGTCACAGGTTGTTACTGCTCAAAGTGGGCGTTTTGTGTTTATGAACACATCTTCACAGGCTGAGTTGTGTGATGATGATTCTGCTACTATTTTCGGATGGTTACAGACTCATGCACATACGCCTACAGATGGAGATACGCTTGCTTGTGAAGTCGATTTAACAGCAATCTATCGTGTTCCTATTATCACAGGTACGTTTGTGAATGGAATGATTGGGGATTTGGTTGACCTTGATATTTCAAGCGATGTGCAGGGTGTTGATTTAACGGCTTCAATCCATGATCTATTGATTATTGTCGCTGGTGACACGACCAATAGCAAGTGGGTTAATGTTATGATGAATCCTGAAGAGTGGGGAACAGCTACAGGAGCAGAAGCGTAATTGAGCTATTATGTTCAATTTTAGAGGATATGACTAATGGGTTATACGCAACAAGGCGAATGTCGTAATACTGGTAGGACGCATTTAAAAAAAGGACACAAATTATGCGTTGGCAGAGTTTTGTCTGAAAAAACAAAGGCTCTTATTGGTAAAGGCGTAACAGCTAGGACTAAAATACAAGGTGGTCCTATGCTAGGAAAAAAACAAACGCCAGAAGCGAGAAAGAAAATCAGTGAGGCGGTTAAGAAACAAAAAAACCGCGGAAGCAATAAAGGACAACATTGGTCATTAGAAAGAAGAAATGCTCAAGATGAAAGAAAAAGGCTTGGGAAAAAAAATAAACGATTCGGTAAAATAAGAATAATTACTAAATATAAACCAATAAAACATAAATGTGGAGATTATCATCCAGCATGGAACGAGATTAGAAAAGTAATTTATAAAAGAGATGGATGGACGTGTCAAGTTTGTGGGGTACATTGTAAAGGTAGTGTATCTAAAAAAACACGATCTATAATTACTTGTCATCATATTGATTATGATAAAAAGAACAATGATCCATTAAATTTAATTACTCTTTGCAGGTCTTGTCACATGAAAACTAATTTTGATAGATTAGATTGGATAAATTTTCTCAAAACACAGAAAGGTTCAAAGTAAATCATGCCAGGAATTAGTTCAGAACAGATGGCTTTATATAAGAATGAAATGTATGAAGTCTCAAGGGAATCTTACAAACTGAAGCCTACACAGTTTGATAAGATATATAAAGTTAATACGAAGGCAAAAGGGGCTGGGGATAAGTACACTCAGCTATTAGGGGCTGACAAATTGACCAAGAAATCGGTACAGGGTCAAGGGTTCACGTTCCGTAGTCCGGTACAGGGTTGGACGACACTTGTGTGTTACCAGACCTACTTTGACGCGGTTAAATTCGATAAAGAAGAAGTCGAAGATAACGTGAAGAGTGGGGCAATCGGAAAAACATTGAAGGATTATGCTTCAACTTGGGGAGACGCTTATCGTGTTTCCAAAGAAGAGTTTGCGGCTAGTTTCTTCATTTATGGTGGTTTAACAGGTGGAGATTCTATCTTTGACGGATCTTGGGGCGATAATACTGATGCTTCAGGTGATGATCTTTATGATAGCATCCCATTTTTCACATTAACGGGTGTACCTCGAACCACGAAAGACGGTTCAACGTATTATAACGCAGTTACATCAAGCGCGTTAAATCCGACTAACTTCGGTACTCTTTATGACTTGATGGCTGTCACGAATGGGTACAATGAAGTTGGTGTGAGAGTTGAGAATAAACCTGATACGCTTCTGACACAAGATGGTTCAGATTATCGGGCAGCTCGTAAGTTGTTAGAATCGGATAAGTTGCCGGGTGGGGAATTGAACGATATTAACCCATACAAGGGCATTTGTAAACCTCTTGCATGGTCTTATTTAAGTGGTGGTGCTTGGTATGTATTAAAAGCACAAGATCCTACGTTGCAGTTTGACGATAGGCAAGCTCCTGTGATTGATTTTTACAGGAATAAAGAGACTCGTGGATATATGTCTACCATTGATTCAAGGTTTGGTGTCCATTTAAAGCCGGGTGTATGGAGAAAGATTGCTCGTAACGGTGGAAGTGCTGCCGCTAATAGAGCAGCAATGTAATTATGACAGACTCAGCTAATAGTCTAATTGGGAAATGCCCTATCTGCTCCGCTCCAAGCGGGGCGGATGCGGCAGATATATCAGATGCTTATGTAACTGAAACTCTGGTGGATAGTGATGAACTGATGCCTTTATTATGGTCAGAGCATTATCAGAACCACGTTTGTCGTTCATGCTTAGAGTTAGGGAAAGATGAGGATTTTGATGATCTCCGAAATGATGAAGATGTTCTTGGAGAACAGGAGCGTCAAAAGATGGGTTTTGTTAAGAATTACACAACTAATTAGGAGGAACGGAAATGGTAACGAAACGAGAGACAGCGTTGACAAACTTTATAAAGAAAATTAAAGAGTGTAAATCGCTAAAAAAGTTAGATGATCTCGCAGAGGCAATCGACAAAGTTTATAAAAAAGAAGGTGGATTAGTTCCTGATGAGTTACTTGCTATTGGTGAAGCTAAGGCAAAAGAGCTTGAAAAGAAAATTGCTAAGCCAAAAGTTAATTCTGCTGATCCTTCAGAGTGGCGAGTTGTCACTATGGAAGAGAAGGACAAAGCCGAGGCTGATGGCAAACTTGCTGGTTGGAATCAGAGGACTATGGAAGCATTAATTAATAAATAAGGAGGATTTGATGCGAAGATTCAAAGGATTAGGATTGATTATCGCTTTAGTGATGTTATTCATTCTTCCTGTTTTTGCGTCGACTATTCAGTCAACGCTAGGTGGACAGGATTCAAGTGGCAATTATCATTTTACAGTTGATTCAGATGGAGTTTTAGCTGGTGCTTCTGGTTCGGTAACGAATGTATCACGAGCATATGAAGCAATATCAGCGACGGAAGAAACTTTAGTTGTTGCCGATAATGGTAAAATTCTTGTTGCGACAGCTACTTCTACAACTACGTTTACACTTCCTACAGCAGTTGTTGGTATGGAGTTTACGATTGTAGCAGGAAAAGGTCAAACTATTAGCGTTGATCCAGCTTCAACAGCAGATACTATTGCGTATCTTACGTTAGATGCAGGAGATGAAATTGATAGTGCTGGTGTAACAGCTGATTCAGTTACGCTTAAATGTTATACAGCGAACACGTGGATTCCTGTAAATATGGGTTCATCGGCGTGGAGCGATGGCGGATCCAGTTAAGATGTCAATAATTAAGTTAATAGGCTTAGGGCTATGGGTATCTCCGTTTGTCTTTATGCCAAGCGGTACAAGAGGACCAAAGGAAATCTTTGTTCTTTCGATATGTATTGCTCTAGGTTTATTAGCTATTTATCGTGGAGAAATAAAAAGGTTCAGGAACACGTGGATTTTGTTTCTTATTGGATGGTTTGTAATTAATCTTATAATGGCTCCAAGATTTGATGTTATGTTGTTAGGTACAGATGCCTCAAACTTTTGGATATGGAAGCCGTTTATATTCTGTGTTGCTTATTTTTTAGCGATATTAGCTATTTCAAGCGCAAATATCACATCAAAAGATTGGGCTAAACTTCTAAAAATGTTTATTTATCCGGCATTGATTATGAGTATTTATGTTATTTTTCAATGGTTCGGTTACGATCAGATATTTGGAGTTAAAGAAGTAGCTATTATTGGTAGAGTAACTAATCCTCATATTGCAGGGACAATGGGACAGCCAACGATTGTTGCTCCGTTTATTGCAATGTGTGTGCCGTTTGCTATTTATGGAAGGAAATATGTAATTACATTAATAATGATTGTTGCGGTAATTATGACAAAGAGCATGGTAGCTATTGGCGCATTGAGTTTAGCTATCATTATATTGTTAAGTTTTTTAAGAATGAGAAAGATGGGGTTTATCGGGGTAATCATATTAGGGCTTATGCTTGGATGTATGATGGTTCCGCAAACAAGAAACATTATTATTAATAAGGTAATAGGGGAATCGAGTGGGCGATTTAAAGAATGGCCGAGAATAATTAAGGACAATAATAGTCCAGTATTAGGAGGAAAGAAAACATATCCGTTTACTGGATTTGGTGCGGGATCGTTTAAATATGTATATGCTTCAAGAATGATGAAAGGTTCTACTCCGTGGAAACAAGCTCACAATGAGTACATAGAGATTTTATACAACTTCGGAATTTTCGGATTGTTTTTATTTTTAGCATCTATATTCTATTTTGTGAAACGTGCAATTCCAAAAGCGTTAGCATTTGGGGGAGATAGAATCATAGCAATCTTATGTAGTTTATTATGTATTTCGATATGTGCAGGAGGTACTTTTGTATGGCAAATAGGAACTACGGCTTTTTATACAGTTGTTCTCGTCGGGTTTTTGCATAATACAGATTTTTTAAAAGGAGATAATAATGGATGAAATAAAAAAAGAAATAGAAATATTGAAAGAGGAGGCAATAGCTTTAAAGCAACAGCATGACAGAGAGTATAAAGAGTACGGAGTTAAAATTACATCTTTTTCTTGTCAGGTTAAGTCGTTGAAAGAAGAAGTAAAAAGTCTTGAAGAGTATTTAGCTGGTAAGGTTGTTGCAGAAAAGAAAAAGGTTAAAGAGGCTGAAGATAAACAGATTAAACAGTTAAACAAAGCTGATGAATTAGTTAATGAATCTTTAATAAAACGTCAAGATGCTGAAAAGGTTCTTGAGGATGCTAAAGAAAATAAGGATATATATGAGAAAGGCATTAACAAGAGGCTTGATGATGTAAAGAATAGAGAAGAAGCCGTTATTATTCGTTCAGAAAAGGTTTCGCAGAAAGAATCCGGAGCGAATGTTAAATTAGCTGAATTAGATGCGCGGGAAAAGCAACAGGATCTTCGATCAACACAACTTCATCAAGAATCACACGATGGAGTTAAAAAACTTAAAGAAATTATTATAAAAGAAAAAATAGTTAAAAAAAATCTTGAGGCGATTGAAGCAAAACTATTAGAGGCGCAGAAATTGGTTAGAGAAAACAATCTTATCTTAGAGAAAAAGGAAAAGATGCTCAAGGAAATAGGAGAAAAGCAATATATTATAAGCAGGAAGGAAGAGGTTATTGCTGATAAAGAAAGGAAATTAGAGGTTGAGCAAGGGAAATTGAAAATAGCATCTTCTCAAGTAAAATCTACAATTATTAAACTTGATGCTAGAAGAGAAAATCTTAATACAATGTATAAGAAGTTTAAAGAAGGAGGCAATTAATGTTAAAAGAAGGAGTTGAAACATTAGCAAATGCTGATGGAACACTATCACTTGATTGTGGTGGTTCGGATAATGAAGCAAGTAGGATATTTGAGTTAAGTACAGTTCGTAAGATTGGTTTTGATTTGTTAGCTGTTTCTGAAGGTGTTGTTGATATTCTTGTTGAGTTAGAAGTATCAAACACACTAACAGCGACGGAGTTTGCCGAGCAAACATCATATTCTGACTTGGTTAATCTTGTGAATACAACAAGGTATCGTAAAACAGTTGTTGATGCAAGTATACCGGGGTTTAAATATGGACGCATTAAAGCTACTGGACAGGGTACTAATGCGGCAGGGAACACTTTAACAGGGACGATAAATCTTATCCGCGAAGAGGAGTAAAACATGACTTTAGGCGAATTTAGAACAATTATTCGCGTATTGGTTCCTTCTGCCAATAAAGGTGCTGTCAGTGATACGACTATGGATTTACTTATAAATAGTGGTGTTCGATTAGTCAATACAATGGCAAAAGCCTATCGCGGAGAAGAGTATTTTAATGTTGAAGATGAGACAAATAGTTATAATTTGAGGGATATTAATTCAGATTTCACATTAATTGGTAAAGGTGGATTATGGATGAATAAGGGAACAACCGCATCACCTCAATGGAAAAAGTTAGATGCAGTTGATCGGGCTTATTTAGACCGGAAGTTTCCTAATTGGATGGATCAAGATTCAGGTGTTCCTCTGTATTATATCGTAGAAGCAGGTAAAATCATTGTTCATCCATCACCAAACGCTGATTTAACTGATGGGTTTTGGATGCCTGATTTTGTTGTTAAACCAACGAAAATGACAGCAAATACACATTATCCATTTACAGGAACAACGGAAGAAATAAGTGATTTAGAGCCGTTAGATGATGTAATTGTTGATTATGTACGTTGGCATCTAAAACACGCTGTAGGTAGGGAACAGAGTGGACTTGTAACAAGAAAAGAGTTTGAGATAGAATTAAGGCGTAAAATAAAAACAATCAATCGTAGACCTGATATTTCGTCAAATTGGCGTGCTTTACGAATGAAAGGTAGAAAAGGGTAATATGATAAAGAAAATTATAAGTTTTCTATTCATTTTTATGTGTATTTCGAGTGTTTCTTTTGCTCAATGGGATTCTGTGCATGAAATAAACGACTTTTCAAAATTGTTAAGTAGTCATGTGAACCCTTATTTGATTAAAGAAGGCGCATCGCTTGAAGCTAATAATCTTCGTGCGAATGATACATATGGAGCATTATCTAAGCGTTCTGCTATGCTTTCATACGGAACTGTAGGAAGTTATGCTGTTACAGGGCTTCACAGGTATTATAAATCTGCTGGAGATAAGCACCTTATTGTATCAGGAAGCACTTATTTGAAGGGTGCTAAAAATGATTCAAGCACGTTTATTATACTTCGTGATGAGCTTACAGATGGGAGCCGATGGCAATTTGTTACGTTCAAGAATAAGGCTATTGGAGTAAATGGCGCAGATAACCCGCAAAAGTATGATGGTAAGGTTTTAATTACAGATAATACGGATGGAGCGAGAACAACAAGTATTTTAACTGCTGATCTTGGCGCTCCTTATGCGGAACTTAATACAGGGGCAAATTTAGACGCTTCACGTTGGTATCAATATAAAATGGGATATTATGACGGTTCTACTTATTATTACAGTACAGCAAGGTCAAATCCTATTTTAACAGGGGCAACCGTACGAGATATATCACTCACGGACATTCCTTTGGGTCCTAGTGGCACGACAGCGAGATATGTGTACCGAACGCTTGGAAACACGACTAGAGCCAATGCAGAGGCAGATACAGCGTTTTGGCTTGTCTCAACGATAGCAGACAATACAACGACAACACTTAATGACACTATGACTGATGATACGGCTGATAACGGCGCTACGCCACTTTTGGCGACAGTTGTAGCAGGGTCGAATTTAACTCCTCCAATATCTAAATTTATAATGATTCATAAGAAAAGGTTATGGATGGCACATAATCCAACTAATGAATCTGATGTTTACTGGTCTTATGCTTTTAAGCCGGATATATTTGATGCTGCTGATTATGAAGAATTTAGACCTGATGATGGGGATGAGATAACTTTCATCAAAAATCAGCTTGGCGTGGTTGTTATTGGTAAGACAAATAGCATTATAAAATTTAGCACAATAAGCAGTAGCGATACATTATGGTCAATTCATGGACCATATTCATTTGTAGGGTGTCAAGCGCCATATTCTGCCGTTAATTCTCCGGTAGGTATCATATATTTGTCAAAAAATGGGCTTTATGCGTTCAATGGTCAATCTTCTTCTCTTATTTCTGATGCTGTAACGTCTGAATTAAGAGACGTTTTATGGACAAATCGTAATAATGTTGCAGGTGTATTTCATCAAAACGAATATCAGATGGCTTATACTTCGGTTGAATCAGGGGAAGCAGTAAATAATAAGGTCATTGTATTTGATATTCAGAGGGATGCGTATTCGATTGATGATAAAAGTGTCAATGTATTTGAGGTTTTAGATTCAGGTTCAGATGAAGGAACGCTTTATTCAGGGACAAGTGATACAGATGGATATGTTCATGCTCATACATTTGCGACTAGCGAGCTTGTTTATAGGTCAAAGAGCGATTTAAAGACAGGAACAATGAGTTCTGTGGGCGTTTTAGGTACAGAGGTATCTCCTTCAATGGAATTATCTTGGGGGTTTGGGTGTGATGATGCGGCAGTTACAGGAAGAACAACGGATTCGGTATTGTTTGCAGGGGCAATAACTGATCGACCTTCTACTTCTGGTTGGTGGTGGGGACCTATTGTTCAGATAAATGCTGATGTTTTGGACAAATTATACTGGTCTGAATCTCTTGGTGGATTTGGGGATATTACGTTAGCGGTAAGGTTCGGGGCAAGCTCGGCGGCTGTATCGGCGGCTTCATGGTCAAGTGAATACACTAATCCGGCTGGTTCTGATATTTCAGGAATAACAGCTAATGATTGGGCGCAAATAAGGGCAACATATACATCAACGGATATTAATTACACTCCTACAATATGGAACGCTGAAAACTATGCAATTAGATTAGCATACAGCAAAGAAGGAGCTATTGCAGAAACGATTATTCCTACTGTTTGGAAAAAAGGGTGGATGAATTTCGGAAAACAGAAAAAGAAACGTATTAGTGAGATTGAGTTTTTCTATGAAGCGACAGAAGGAGATATTAACTTTACGCTTGAGAATTTAGCAGGAAACATATCAAAGACGTTCGAGATTGATTTTACTGTTGATCCTGATGATGATTTAGAAGATGGATATACAGGGAATAAAGCGTCAAAGTCTTATTTATGGAGAGCGCCAGTTGAAGAAGATACTCCAATAGGGGAGTTTTTTCAGTACACGCTTGAAGATGATGGAATAACGGCATGGAAAATATTTAAAATTAAAACAAGGTATTCTCTTGAAAATATTTATTAACATATTATTTGCTTTACTTATTGGTTGTGGTGTAAATACTCCTGTATTTGCAGAGGGCGAGGTGTGGCCAGATAACGCTTATCTTGAACATAGATTATTTGATATGGAAAAAAGGATTGTTGATATTGAGAGTTTATCAGCAGGACAAGATCATAAAGTATTAACTTCTGCAACAGATGATTCAGCTAGTTATCTTGATGATTTAGTTGATGGTACAACTTTGGTTGTTTCGGCAGATACTTTGGTTGTTAACTCAATTACAGCAGATAATATTGATGTAGATAATCTTTCGGCAATATCCGCTAATTTGGGAACAATAACGGCAGGAACAATAACCGGAGCAACGATTCAAACAGCAACAGGAAATCCTAAAGTCGTTATGGATGGCGATGGATTAACGGCGGCAGATGGGGATGGAAACTTTATTTTTGAGGTTGAGACAACTGGAACAGACGTTGGGGATATTACGATCGGCGATTATGAAGGAACTGGTGGAGCAAGATGGGATGATTCAGAGAACTTGTTCACTATCAATGGTGTTTTAAATGCTACAACTGGAACTATTGGTGGATTTACAATAGGTTCAACGTCATTATCGGCAGGAAGTGGTGGAACTGGTGTTGGTCTTGCTCCCGGAACGTATCCTTTCTATGCAGGTTCAGAAACACCGGGAACTGCTCCGTTCAGAGTATCTAATGCTGGTGCAATAACAGCTTCATCAGGAACAATAGGCGGAAGTGTTTTAGGAGATACATATATTAGGTCAAGTGATTTTGTTTCTGGTGCGTTAGGGGCAGGATGGCAGTTAGGAGCTAATCTTGCAGAATTTAACAACATACGGGCGCGCGGAAAGATTACGACAGCCGTATTTGCGCGAGACGTAATTTCTTCAATAGGAGGGAATTTCCTTGTTTCTGATTCTGATATTTTAGATGCTGATATGACAGCCGCAGATGCTTCAACAATGACGATTTTAGGAGATACGACTTTTGTTGCTAATGATATTTTAAGAATAAAAGATGGCACAGATGATGAATGGTTTACTGTTACAAATGCAGGGAGCGCTCCGGTTTACACAGTTACAAGGGATAGGGCAGGGGATTACACAGCAAATGCAAATCCTATTTGGAAAAAAGGAACGGCAGTTGTAAGTTATGGAGCAAGTGGAGAAGGTCTTATTTTTATGACAGCCTCAGAGGCAAATGCTCCGCATATTGATGTTTTAACTCATGCAGGATCGCCTTGGACAACAACAACGACAGAAATGCGTATGGGAAACTTAAACGGCTTTTTAGGGTATTCTACAGATAAATACGGAATAGCAATAGGAGAAACAGATAATTATTTGAAGTATGACGCTACAAATGGATTGAGTATAAAGGGAGTTGTTTCATTAGAAAGTGGTTCAACTGGTGCATCAGAGGCTACTGGATGGGCGGCAACCGAAGATTCTACTTTAATTGATGGTGGAAATATCTACACAGGAACTATAACAGCGCAGTCAATAGCAGTAGATAGCATCACAGGCGATCATATTAAGGCTAATACGATTGAGGCATCTTCTATCATTAGTATTCCTTTTGGTAAAATAACAGCAGGAACGCTTGAATCCGTTGAAATAATTTTGGGTGATGGCGGAGTTTTTAAGAGTGCGAATTATGTTGAAAGCACAACGGGATTTATGCTTAATGATACAGATGGTCTTGAAATTAATTCAGGTGCAGTTAATGCTGATGTTGTTTTAATTGAAGGTGCAAGATTAAGAGATCAGTTTGAAGTAACTGCTCATTCAATCATTGAGGATGAAGATTCGGGAGAATGGGACCAAGGAACAGATAGTGGAACAAAAAGTTCATCAGATGTATTAGAACTTTCTGATATAAATACGGCAGGAAATTTCACAAGTCAGATTTTAGATGCAGGAACTTCTCCTGAGTTTGGTACGATTCAATGGACAGAGACATATACGAATGTTGAGAATGAAGTAGGAACGGATGGCACTCCAACTAAATATATTGGTACTGGAAGTGCTACGAGTGCTACAAATATTAATGATAGTAATGATTCTACTAGCGTAAATTGGGGAGATGGAACGAATTATTGGGGCAATCATGCAATAGGAGAAATTGATTTAGGTTCAGCAAAATCTATAACAGGATGGCGAGTTGTTTGTGGTTCATCAGGCACTATTCCGGTTAAAGGATGGAAATTACAATATTCTGATAATGGTAGTCCGTCAGGAACATGGACAGATTTAACAAGTCAATATTATACGACTACGGCTTCTGATACAATTTCAGCATCTTCTCATAGATATTGGCGGTGGTATGGTGGCGTGAACGCAGAATATTATGATAATTGGTTTTTATCTTCTCTTGAATTATTTACAACAGAAGCAGTTGATCCAGACGTAACGCTTCAAGTAAGAACAGATGACGATTCAGATATGTCCTCTCCAACGGCGTATTCTTCTGCTTTGACAAATCCTTTTGGTTCAAATATTGATATTGATGATAATAGATATATTCAGTATAAGGCAACATGGACTACGACAGCTACGGCAAAAGATTATGTAACTATAGATGATATTAAGATAAATT